TCTTCCATGTTCTTTGTAAAGAGATTTGCTTCAGATAAACAACCATATAAAAGAGCATCAGAAGCATTTTCAGTATACCAATTTGTAGTATTAGTATTAGATAATGGATTGATTCTACCTTGATAACCTAATTCTATAGTATAAACTTCGTCTGGTGTAGGTGCTATATATAACGTAGTATCATCAAAATTAGAAAAATATCTTGGTGTAGATGTTATAGAAGCATTTGGCCAATATTCTTGAACATACTCTAAAGGTTTTATTTCTAAAAACTGTCTTTCATTATTAACAAGTATATTAACATAATTTAATAACATTGGTTCTATAGCAGAGGGTAGTGTGATAAATCTATCACCTATACTTGTGTTAGATTGAACATTTTGATTAAAACCTGTAGGATCAATTTCTCTTGATAATTTTGTTTGAGTATTATCAATAAAAGTATCTAACTGAGAATTAAAATCTGTTCCAGTATTTTCAGCCCAAGTTTGTATATCAGTCTTTAGACTGCTGTATGTCATTGGCATTTTTATCTGCTCCTTCTACATTAAATTTATTCCACACATTACCTCTAAATGGATAAGTTCCATAATGAGTTAATGGGCTAATAACATCAGCGTAGATTTTACCACCTATTTTTTGCCATAATCTACAAAAAGCATAATCTTCTGATAGATATCTATTACTTTTTTCATCAATAATACAGTCAAAAAATGCATAACAATTATTACTTGAAAATCTTTCATTATTAATAATTTGATCTGATGTATATTTTAAATTACTGTAAGCTTCTTTCATTTTATAAAAAACTTCTTTTTTTATACACATAAAACCAGTAGCTGCATCTAAAACTTCTGTAAATCCATTTCTTACTTTTATATTACCTGGTTCTGCAAAATTTAAATTATATCCTAATGCTTTTGCTTCTAAATCTTTTTCACCTGTTTCTTTTACAAATTTAGGTATTGATTTCCAATCAATAGATTTTCTTGGATAAATTCCAGCACTAACATCATAATCTGATTCTACTAATCTTATAACATTTTCAGCTGAAAATCCTATGTCACTATCTATAAATAATAAATGTGTAAATCTATCTGGTTCTTTTTCATCAGCATCTAAAAACTGTGTGACTAAAGTATTTCGTGCTCTTGTGATTAAACTTTCATTACCCATAGTATTTAAATGCACTTGTATTCCTTTTTGTTGTGCTTTTACTGTCGTACTTAAAATTCCATGTAGATATGCTTCTGTAAGTTGACCGCCATAACAAGGTGTTGCGATCATAACACCATATTTTTTTTCTATGTTCATGTTACTACTGTAACACTTCCTAATGCAGTTGATAACAAATTTGTGCTTGCTTGTGCTATTCCAACAGCTGGAATAGATCCAGTAGGTGGAAATATTATGTTTATTTGATCTGGAACACCTCCAGTCGATGATAAATTAGCTTGAGGTCTAGCATCTTGTAAAGACTGTGCATCTGTAAAATACATTAAATCTAATTGTGGTTGTTTTGGTTCAAACTCTGAATTGTGTACAAAAGAACCATTCCATTCAAATACCATTTCTTGATATGGAAACTCTAATCCTGATCTGTCAGATATAGCTCTGGCGTATTGACCACCAGAAAATTTATTATGTGGTGCTCTATGAGGTCTTGAACTTCTATCACCTAATTTATTTGCCATTATGTATAAAATCTATTAGTCGTTGATGGTAATATTCTTGTAGAAGGCGTATCATCACCAGCAACTAATCTTGTATAAGCTTGTTCGTAGTCTGTTTTTAATTCCATTCTTTGAGCTTGATCTATATTTATTCTTTTCTTTGACATATAGTAAGCAAGTCCTGCGCACATACATTCAAAAGCTCTAAATGGAATATCAAAATTTTGTTGAACGCCATCAACTGTAGAAGCAGTAACGTCTTGAATTTTTCTCATTCTATAATATCTTAAAGTATAAGTTTGATCTGGTGCTGGATAAATTTTAACAACCGGTGTATTTAATCTTTGTAAATAAAATTGAGTTGGTCTTGATTGTTGAGTTTTATTTGATATTGCTGCGTAATCATTAAGACCTAATCTAGTCATAGAATATTCTGTTCCATCGCTATCTACAATATTTGCATTTATAATATCAACTAAATCATAATCTAATGTATAATCTGTAGTACCTTGTGATAAAGTTACATCTTTTAATTCTACTGTCCATTGATTGTAACCTCTGTTAGCCCAATCACTAAACATAATATTTAAACTTCTACGTGCAGAACGCACGTCATAACCTAAAATAGGATCTCCTCCTATTCTATCAAATGCTTCTTGAATACAGTCATTAACTGTAAGATTGAAAGTTGCTGTGTTTGATGTAGCCATTACGCAAAGAATACAGTTACGCCACTAGCCCCATTTGCAGAAATATTAACTTTTAAGTCTGTTCCAAATTTTACACCTTCGTCTGGTAAACTTATGTTAATAGGTCCACTATCGACACTAGCACCTGTTGTTACAGTAAATTTACTTGTAGCATCATCTACAAAAGTAACAGTTCCTGCTGTAGTTGATGGTGTAATTATAAAACCTTTAAGTCTTGTTGGTCCACCAAAAGCTGAAACATTAGAACCTTGAGTTGTAACAGTATTTGCTTGAATATCTGATCCTGCCATTTGTTTCTCCTATATTAAATTTTGTTTTTTTAAACTTTCAAATAGTAACGCAATTCTGTCGCCTTGGCTAGTTGGTTGTTGTAAATAAGGCGCAACATAGTTTTTAGCAACTTGTGTTTGAAAGTCTATTGGTTTATTTAATTGAAAACTCTTATCTGTAAAAGGTGATTTAGCTGGAGAACCTAAATCTTGAGAAGAACCAAATGCAGATATAACTTTTTCAATATCAGCTAATTTTTCATCTAATCCTTTTTCTTTTTTTTCTTCTTTTTCAGTTTCTTCTTTTCTTAAAACATCTTTGATAGTTTCCATCTCATCAATATTTTCGGTTTCAGCTAATTTTTTTTGTTCTTCGGTAGGTTTGTAATCTTCTTGAGCTTCAAAAACTCTAACTGCTTTATCTACAATTGCTTCTGTTTTTTCTTCTTCTTTATCTTTGTCTTTATTAAATAAATTTTTTAAAGCATCGCCTTTTTCTTTTAAAAATTCAAACATAATATCTCCAATTAATGAGGGCCCGAAGGCCCTCTAATTAATTATTATGGTGTGTTTCCAGCATCTGCAATACTATTGTTCTGCATATACATAACAGTAACAGTTGCATTACCAGTTGTTCCATCACCATCAGTACCTGTAAAGTCAGCTAAAACTTGAATATCAGTTGTACCAATATTTGTTGCTTCAGTGTCTAAAGTACCTCTAGTAGTTCCTAATGATTTAACACTTGTAGATGGAATAAAAGCATTACCATCATCAGCTGTACCAACAATTACTGTTGCAGCATTAGTATCATTATTTACAGTTGTTACATTTAATATAACATCTACTATCTGTGAATTAGCAGGAATAGTCCCGCAAACTTGGTTTAAGTGAGAAGCTCCTGTAATATCAATCTTTGCAGATTGTGCCATTACAACAAAACCAGTATTAGCAACATTTGCTCCTAATGTAGTTCCTGAAGTTTCTCTAATCGAACCCGCTTTAATCGGTCCCGAAAAAGTAGTTGTTCCCATAGTCTACCTCCTTAGTAGTCAGCTTACGCTGTCGTAGGGTAACTAGGCGTATTGCTACGCCTAGTTAAGTTTATTATTATTAATCTGCGCCTTGAGATCCGTAAACGGCTCTCCAGTCAGTGAAACCAAAAGAGTATCTTTCTCTTACTTTGTATCTTAGATTACCAGTTTCAAAATCGCCTTCAACAGCTTTTTTGATTGGTGCTCTAACAAAGTGTTTCATTCCATCAGGACAATCAGTCATAATGAAGTATTGGTCCGTGTCAGTTAGTCTTTGGTTAACGACTACTCCGCCCGGGATCATACCCATATTTCTCATTGCATTAATGTCATTATCTGCAGTTCCTGGTCTTAAATTAGACTTAAGGATTCTTTCAGCTATGAACACTAAATTTGGTGGAACGATCAGTTTTTGACCAGTTAAAGCGATAGGTATACCTCTATCATCTGTAGCTTCTGAGATTTGTACTAAAAGTGTCTCTAAAGACGTTTCAGATAAATCAGCAGGTGTTGCTAAAATGTTAGATGCAGTACCGCCGCCACCTAGAGGGTGTGAAGCATTCAATAAAGTTACTCCGTCACCACCTAATTGTGCAGTGTTAGTTGCATTGTTTAAGATGTTTGCACCTTTAATTTCCTTAGTGTGTTGCATTGATCTTGCTAAAGCTCTAGCATATTTTGCACCTAAAGATCCATATAGACCATCTTCTTCTGCTTCCTCAGTAATTGAGAATGCTAAAGCGATAGTTTCATGTACGTATCTTGATACAAATCCTTCTCTGCCAGATTCATAAGATATTGCAGCACCTTCAGCTTTTGTTGGTGCAGCCCCGAAGCCGATCATTTGTACATCTTCTTCGAAAGCTTTTTGCGATTGCTCTGTAGAATAGATTTCTCTCCATTGTTCAGGATATCTATCATATTCCATACCAAACACGGTGTTCAAACCTAGATTGAGCTGTTTGGTAAAAAGTGCTCTATTTAAAGCCATTTTTTAACTCCTATTAGTTAAGGTTAGACACCAGCCTGACGAGTACCGTATAAGTGTAAGTTAATTACAACTTCTACAAGTGCATCAGCTCCGACATCGTTGTTTGGTTTATCTACTAATCTTAATATTCTCAAGACTTTAGCAGTAGTAGCTAGTGTACTAATATCTAATTCGTCTGTTGAATAACCGAAAGTAGTGTTTGCAGTACCAATAGTAACATTGGCTAATTCACCTACGTTTGCGTTTGCGAATGTGCCGTTACATTGAACTTGGTATGTTATATTTGGATCGTCATAAACTAAAGCTTTTACTGCAGTATTCGCTTTTACAGTCGTACTTGCATTCCAAACTTTAGAGAACTTGACATCACCTGTTGCGTTATCAATGTATTCCACTCCATAAAATACACCTAATGCTGTTCCGCCAGCAGTACCTCTAATCACTGTACCATCTGTAGTCATAGTTACTAAGTCTCCAGATGCGATTGTTGTACCGTAGCTATTAGCAATAGGATATTCCTGAGGT